GCAAGAATGTGAAACAAAAATATGTCTTTCTCCTTTAGAATCTTTGAGCCTACTATTAACAGCATTGACTCGATCTCGTACTGCTGGGTGTTTATGTTTTACCTTAACTTTAAATCCAGCATTTTGTAAAATAGATAAATCAGTTCTACCACCAGCAGATGTCTTACGTTGTTTAGATGCTGGGTCAGGATATATAAATATTTGCATTTTAGTTCCATATCTATCTCTTAGTTCTTGCACCATTTCATCAGTATTACTTCCATAAATGATAACTTCATCTACAAAATAAACTTTATCTTTTTCTATTTGACCAACACAAGCTGACATTGGGTCAACGTTAAAGTCCATTCCGATATGTAAAGGTTTTTCCCAATCTATTTGACGTTTAACAACATTATCTACAGGGTGGAAGTTATAATAAACACTACCAGCATAATTTTCGAATGTACCCTCAAACTCCTGTCTAAAAGTTCTAATATCAATATCTTGTTTAGCTTGTTCTATTTCTTCTGGTGTAACCATACCACCTTGAATAGTTGTATATTGAAAACTATCCCATTCTTCGTCTTGTTTACCCTTTAAATATAATTCATAACTCCAATTACCATAGCCTTTAGGTGTACCACAAAATAGCACATGACCTAATCTGTCAGATATACTTGCTCTTAATACCTCATACCAAGTTCGCTTATCTATATCTGCAAACTCATCTAATATTAAAAAGTCTAATCCTGTACCTCTAAGACTATCATAATTATCAGCACCCTTTAATGATATTTGACTATTTGTTTTTCTAATAGTTATTGTCATTGTAGTTTCGTTAATATCCTCAATCCAATTAAATTGATTAAGCATTTCTTTTAAAGTTCCCCAGACAATCTCTTTGGCCATTTTAAATGTCGGTGCTACATACCAAATTTTTCTATTTGGCTGACAAGCATATTTCATCATTTCAGTTACAGCTAGATAAGTCTTACCAAATCTACGACCTGATATAAGAACTCTAAATCTTGCTTTACTTGTTGAAACTTTATGTTGGTGTTTCGTTAGTGTTATTTTCATTACAGAAGTAAGAGATATACAGTTTTTCTTGATTAAATTTTTGCTCAAATTCAGTAGTAACTTTTATCGTAACAGATGCACCAGCCCTTACGCAATCTGACCAAGTATTAAAATTAACAGGGTGTATTGATGGTGTATTACAGAACCCTGTTATTGCAGAGCATAGTGTATAAGCTAGAACAAATTTCATTACTCAACTATTAGCTTTTTTATAGATAAACTTCCATCTATATTTTTTTCAAGTTCAGCCATAGACCTTATACATTGATATTTTATATTTGATTTAGCTGATCGTTTGGCTATACGAGAACCTTTAAGACACTCAGACATTGATGTTTGTATTCGTGCTTCTTTTATCTCTCCGTTTATAATCATAAGTAAAGCTACTACTAATTCTGTCATAACTGAGTCCTAAAACAAAGCAGTTCAAATATATCTATTGAAAACAAATATCCTAGATAAAAAGAACCTATTAATAAAATTGATAAAAATATAGCAATTAGAATTTTATCCATCATATTTAATATGCCTTACCATTTGCAAATTCTCTTTGTTTATCTTTTAATTTTTCAACATCTCTTTGTAATTTTTCAACTTGGTCTTTGAGAAACTGTATATTAACTTTATTAGTCATGTTTTGCTCTTGAGTTGTTTCTAATTTTTCTACAGTTTTGTATAAGTCCTCTATCAACATAAACTGTTCTTGGTCTATTGGTTTTTGTGTACTAGCCTCAAGTAAATCTTGTTCAAATAATTGGTTCTTAGTTTCTAAATTATTAACTCTTTCTATTACACCAAAATAAGCCCAAACACCTACTGCAACTGTACCTATAATTGCAATAAGATTTCTTAATGGTAACGCAACAGATGTATTCTCAGATATTTTCATAATGGTTTTACACACAATGCTAAAAACACAAAACCTAAAATTAACATACCTGTAAAATAATAGTTCATAATCCTACCCATATTATTTAGCAACCTTGCCTTTGTTAATACCCTTTTTAATTACATAATCTCTAGTACCATAAGCACCATGCTCTACTTCTTTTTTTAAATTAATAAACAGTTGCATCTCTTTCCATTTTTTTTGACTATCTTTAGAAAATTTATCTAAAATTTTAGTATCTCTCATAATTTAAATCCTTTTTGCCATGATCTTACTGCCCAATAAACAGGAGTTGTATTTAACTGTTTACCTGACCTTTTAGCTTTGGCTAGAATAGGTCGAAACCTTGCCATAAAACTACGTTTCCTAGCTGGTATATTTTTTTTAATAGATAAATTTTTATCTCCAAAATTAACTTTGACTACTCTGCCTGTTTTTCTGTTTTTAACAAATACTTTAAACTTTTTAACATCTCCACGCATGGGTTTGTTAAGTTTTACAGTTTTATTTTTATATTTAGCCATAAGGCATAAATATCACAAAATTATCTCTTAAAATACCTTTTTCTCCAATCGTGACAAACGTAAGTATCCTTAACACCTTTAGCTCCCCACCTACCACAGAATGACCACTTGTTACTGTATAGTCCACAATCTCCACAGCTATTGCCATGAAGTGCTTTTGTAAATGATTGAGGTAGAGAAAAATCTATTACCTCTCCATTTGGATAAAAGTTTGATCTTTTTTCACTCACGATTTTATTAAAGTATTTAGTGCTTTTACAATTTCTAATGCTTTATTTAATTTTCTAAGTGCAATATCTCTTTGTATCTTAGCTTGATCGCACTCTAATCTAGCTTGATCTCTTTGTTGTCTTAATTTTAAAAATGTATTTTCTCCGATTATATTACTTTCCTTGTCCACGATATTTTGCCTTTCTTTGTCTGCGTTTGTTTTTATTCATTGTACTTGTAATTGGTCGTCTGCCAATAGATGTACCTTTTTCTGTTTTAGTATATTCAATAACAGCACCAAATACATTACCCTTTTTTTTAGCCATCTACCTCATCTGCTTTTGCGTCTATTATTAATGGTAAAGGCTCGACAATAGATTCAGTTTGAGTTCTATCTTTCATACCTAGATAGTTCTTACTTAACCAAATCTGCATATGAGTATTATCTTTTTTCACTGCCTTATCCCACATTTTTTTTCTTAAACTAGCCTTACCCTTTTCTTTAAACTGTTCTACAATATGTGCATAATTTCGTTTAAGTGTTTTAGGCGATATATTTAATACACTTGCAATCTCATAGTCTGGACAGCCAATAGAGGCTAGATTCTTTAGGATTTCTATATCAACCACTATCTTGGGTCTTCCAGCACCTTGTCTTTTTTCTGTATTATTTGCCTTAATTTTGTCCATTTTCTAACTTTGCTTTCATTCCTGTAAAATCCTCCCACCTTTTAACTATTACATCACAGTATATAGGGTCTAATTCTACTCCATAACATATTCTACTTTGTTTTTCACAAGCTATCAATGTTGATCCACTTCCTAAAAATGAGTCCAATATAATATCTTCTTGTTTAGAACTATTCTTAATTAAATATTCCATAAGTCCAACAGGCTTCATAGTAGGATGTAATTTAGATTTAGTTGGTCTATCGTATTTAATAATAGTTGTTTGTTTTCTGTCGGAATACCAACTATGAGAACTACCCTCTTTCCATCCATATAAACAAGGTTCATGTTGCCAGTGATAATCTTGTCTGCCCATAACCATTGAATTTTTAGACCATATTAAAGTTTGACGCAATTTCCATTTTGCTTCTATACAAGCTAATCTAAAATTAAGACCTTCACTATCACTATGCCATATATAAAATGCACCACCCATTTTAAGTACAGAGTCAGCAGATACAAATGCTTGACTTAAAAATTTTATAAATTCATCGTCAGTTTGTTTATCGTTTTGTATAGTAAGTTTGTCTTTTGTTTTACCTTCATAAGAAACATTGTAAGGGGGATCTGTTAAATATAAATCAACTTTTGTTTCTCTGCATAACTTCTCATAAGTATCAAGTTTTGTGCTATCTCCACAAATTAATTTATGCTTTCCAAGTATCCAAATATCCCCAAGTTTGGATTTAGGTTCTTCAGGTGCTTCAGGCACTTCATCTTCATCAGTTAAACCTTGTTTCTCCTCGAATAACATATCGTTTAGCTGATCTTCATTAAAACCTAATAAATCTAATTTAAAATCTTTTGCCTCTAAATCTTTTATTTCCATTTTAAGTAATTCGCTATCCCATTCGGATTCTTCGGCAGTTCTATTATCAGCAATTCTATATGCGTTTATCTGTTCAGGTGTAAGATTGTCAGCAATAGTTATTGGTACTTCTTTAAAACCTAATTTTTTAGAGGCTCGGTATCTAGTATGTCCAACAACAATAATTCTATCTTTATCAACTACTATTGGTTGTCTAAAGCCATATTCTTTTAAAGACATAGCAACCTTTTCTATAGCTGAGTCTTTTAATTTTCTTGGATTGTTCTCATAAGGTTTTATTGTATTTATATCTGCGTTTTCTATTTTCATTATAACTCCACTTTTTTCATTTCTTTTATACAACCAATAGGAAATACATTTCTATCACTAAAAGACTCCTCATTCTCATCATAACTAGCAAATGTTTTTAAATGTTTTCTATCTTTAGAATAAACATATCCTGTGGTTGTCATCAAAGCTGGTTTCATATTATCAAATTCTTTTATTCCAGCGTGGCCAGAATCTCCAAGAATATCCCACCATTTTATTTCGTAAAAGTAATATTTCTTATTCGATATTGAAATGTGTCTAAATTTTGACTTTTTTTTGACCATTTAATGCTTCTTACTCATATCGCTTTCTACTATGGCTTTGTAAAATTCAAGTTGCATCTTTAATCTTTTATTTTCTATTGATAAAATAATCAATCTTTTTCTGACATACTTAAAAATTCTTAGTATTGATCTCATTAATAGTCTTTGATTGGCTCATCTTTAAATTTATGTTTTAAGTATTTTTTACCATCTTTTTGCAGAACATCATAGACTCCCTCAAATCCTATTTTTTTATACCCATTATTCACAACCTTATCTTTGCTAGACTTACTATTTGATATATGTGTATTGATATTGTGTATTGACACTTGTTGCGATAGGTGGGCTGTAGGTGGTTTTTCGTTATCCACATACTGATATAAGTCGTAATTTATAAGGTTAATTATCGTTACTTTTCGGCTAGGGTGGTTGTTGCTGGGCTGTAGGTGGGTCGTTCTAGTGCCTATCATTCGACGACGCACAAGACGTTGTATGAAAGATCGCATTTCAGAGTATGTCATACCAAATCTTTTAGCTGTAACCCTTAAAGGCATAATAGCCTCGCCTCGTTTTATAAAAACATCTGAGTCTAAAAATTTTAATGTAACATCTTTGTGAGATGCAGATGATATAAAATATATCCAACAACTCGCTTGTAGTAAGTTTTTAAATACAGGGCTAGAATATATATCCCTATATAAAATAAAATAACCTCTCTTTTTAGCCACTATTACTCTCTTTCTCGATCATCTCGATTAATTGTTTTTTTGTATATCTATTTAGCAAAGTTTTAATTATATTTATGGTCTTTTTTTGTTTCTCATATTCTCTAGCTTTATTACTAGATACAACATGGAAGTGTTCTTCTTTCATTTCAGCCATTATTTATCTCCAAAAAAATCATTTATTCGTTCTAAGTTTTCTATTTCTTTTAAAGTTTTTTGTAACATTTCGTGTTCAGTTCCATAACGAGCCTCAAATTGTTCTTTGCAGTTATGAATACTAAACTTACCCTGATGATGTTCTCTGCATAAAGGTATAGTTTGGTAGTGGCTCGATCTCATGCCTATTCCTAGCCCAATGGGTCGTATGTGGTGGACGTTAGCTGGTCTTTGGCATACAAGACAGCCTAAACTAGCAACCTTGCTTAAATGCTCTCTCTCGGCTTTTGTTGCTACTTTTTTCTTTGCCATACTATCGCTTGTTTTCCAAATTTAGTTTTACGTCTAAGACCTGAGTCTACCACAAGATTTAACTCTTGTAACTCATGGCATCTTGCACAAGCTGAACTTAATGGTATTTCTAATTCATCAGCTATTTCATAATTAGTTAGTGCGTTAAATTTTATAAGATCATAGACTTGCTCTCTTTTAGTTTTAATCTTGGGCTTTATTGTGGCTAGTGCTTCTTGGCTAGTCTTGGTGTAATTACAAGACTCGTAATCAGTTTCAAATATATCTAACTGTTTCATCTCTATTCTCCCTATTGGTGGCTGACCCAAATAAGAGAGAGGTATTCAGATCAGCCGAAGTATTGATATGAAATAAATACTTAGTCTTTCGACAATTCTCTCTAACATATTTTTTATTTATAATCATATCTTTAATTGATTCGTTTTTTATATTACTGATTTGTTATTTCAACAAAATTCTAACGAAATTAGAAAAATAACTGAAAAAAGGTCAAATAAGCTAGGTTTTACGCCAAAAATAATATTTGCAATTTACAACCCATTTAGTAAGTTATTTGTATGTTAAATAAATTAACTAACAACAAACAAGGAGAGAGTATGATTAACCACCCTAACAACTCAATAGAAGATATGATTAATATATCTGTTATTAGAGAAGCAAATAAAAAAACATTTAAAAAACAAAAATTAGCTAAAAATTGTTATAAGTTTATCAATCAATTTATTAATAACGAAATTAATAAAAAAGCTAAATTACAACCAATAGATGGGTTTTTTTATAAAAATTTAGATTATCAACAAAACATAGAGTTTAAAGATACTGCTAATTTAGATGATGTTGAAAAATTTGTAAATTGGATTAAAAAATTTACTGTTAATAAAGTTAAAACCGAAACTTATTATGATATTAACAATAATTTAAATCTTAAAATTTATTATAAATAGGAGAGAAAATGAAAGATAAAATCTACGCAACATTAACTTATACGTTTATGACTTTATGTTTAACTGCAATCATGTTAGGTTGCTTACACGTTTGGAGTATATAATGAAAGAAGTTATAAAAGTTATTAAAAATAATATTACTTTTAATAAATTACCAAAAGATATTCAGAAAGCATGGATAGATGGTATGGCAAGAACTATGATTATGGATTTTGATGATGGCGTTTATAATCTTAAAACTGCCTCTATAGATGCTAAAAAATATTATCTTGATTGGGAAAAAGATAGAAAATATGTTTTATACAATTCTAGCTTTTTTGGATTACAAGCAGAAGAACAAGAAAGTTTTTATGAGAATACCAACTAACTCAAACTTTAGTACAGAGATTGCTAAAAAGTTTAAACAGATTTTTCACCGAGATATGACTCTTGGTGGATTACAAGATTTACAGGAAGAACTTAATTTAATTAATCCTGTAGATACTTATTTGCAAAAGCAAGTAAGTCATTTGGAGAAAAACAATGAACCCAAAACAAATGTTCAAGGTTCAAGAACAACTAGACAAAAAAAAACAAATGGAAAAAGATTTGTTACAGAAGTTGTTAAAGAACAAAGAACAGCAAAAAAATTTGGCTTTTAGGTTACACTTTTTAAAGTATCATCAGCCAATTTTATAACGAGAGGATAACTAGATATGAAAAACAATACTTTTTATCATGCTATTTTTATCCTTTTTATAAAAATTAATTAAAGGAGAAAACATGAACAAAACAATAGAAGAAATAAATATATCAATTAACAACCTACTAGAAGAATGGAATATAAGCAGAGAACATAACGATAAGATTGTTACTCTGGTTATAGGGTTACAATTAAGGAAGATTAGATTGGTTAATAAGATGACCCAAACTAGAGTTGCAAAAGCTATAAGAGTTACATTCCAACAAATTCAGAAGTACGAGAAAGGCCAGAATCTTTGCAATGCAATAAATTTATTAGCTTTGTCAGAATACTTTAATGTATCATTTGACTATTTTGTACAACCAATATTAGATAAGGAATTAACACTTTTAAGTAAAAGGAGAGAGAATGGATTTATCCAAAAACAAGACTTTAACATGGCAAGATAAAAGATTAGATGCTATCAATAGAGCAGTATATAGAAGAATATTGCCTCATTGGTATGTAATAGAAGAATATATTAATGTGTTAAATTCAAAAGCTAAAAATAAAAAACAATATAAAGGAGAGAATAATGACCAAACAATTAATAGAAAATAAATTAGGTAATAAAATAAATTATGACCCTAATGGTAAAAGATATAGATATTATGTAGATGGCGACCCTAAATCAAGTGTTACTACAGTAATTAATAAAAGAACAAGACCTGATCTACAAAATTGGTATAAAAAAAATAGAGATGATTCTATAAAAGAATTAATGCTAGAAGATAATCAACCACTAGATAAGATTAACGCTTTTATTAATAAAGTAAAAGAAAAAGCAGAAAAAAAAGAATCATTTGGTCGAGATATAGGAAGTCAATTACACGATTGGATAGATATATTTTTTAAAAGTAAAAATGAACCTGTATTACCAGAATCAGAACCATTAAGAACTATGGCTCAAAAATGGTTAAAGTTTTGGAAAGCACAAAAGTTCAAAGTAGTTGCTAGTGAATTACCTTTATATAGTTCTAAATTTGATTGTTGTGGAACAAATGATGTAATTGTAACTAAAGACTCTTGGAATGGTCAAAATGCAGTTTTAGATTGGAAAACAAGTAAAGATTATAGTTTCGATCAAGCTATCCAAGTTGAAATGTATAGACGATTTATAGAAGAAACAACCGACTTTAAAATACAAAAACTTGCTGTGGTTAATATACCTAAAGAACCTCAAAAAGAAGTTTCTATGTATGTTATTAAAATAGACGAGAAATATTTTAGAGGCTTTAAAGCTATGAAATATATAGATAAGCTGGAAAGTGAATTTAATGCAGACTTAAAAAAATGGAAAAAGGAGAATAAAAACTATGTATAAAAAACCAAGTAGTGAAGATTTTATTACACATAAATTAAGTGTAATATTAGATCATACAAACAGTAAAGGTTGGGATTATAAATCTAAACCCAAAGTTACTTTTTATGATGAAACCACAAAAAAAAAAATAAGTCCTTATCAATTCCAACAATGGATAGATAGCCATCATATAGTCGATATGATTAATAGAGGTGCAAATCTTAAAATAGCAACGCAAGATTTTGAAGAAGAACCTAACAAATATTCTGATGGTCTTAAAAGAAAAGTTATATTTTATTTTAGTGCATTAAAAAATCAACCAGCTAAACCTATTGATGGTTTAAAACCTATTGGTCAAACCATGCCACAATACACTCAACAACCAATGACAGAAGCACAACCATCAGCACCAGATCATGCTATGCCTGTTCAAAAAATGGAAGATATGGACGACGAGATTCCATTTTAATTATGACAAAAAAACTTATTAGCGAGATTGACAAACTAAAACGTGATCTCGCTTTTAAGAGAGAAGAACTACAAGCTATGTATTTAGAACATAAAGGTTTAGTAAAAAAAGTAGAAATTTTAGAAAAAGAAAATCATAGCTTGAAACAACAAATAAAACAGTTAGAACAAGAAGCAGAGGAGATGTTATTATACCCATGATTATATTAGGAAAAACACCGAATGAATGGAAACAAATAGAAGAAAATTATAGACGAGAATATGTAATTTTTTCAATTGGGTTTATATTAGGAGTTATATTGATATGAGTTTAAGTTTTAAATCTTATGAAGAACTAGAAAGAGCATCAGAAAAATGGGCTGAATGGCATAAAAAAGTAATTATACTTGATGAGGGTCGTAAAGCTACATTTAGTAAAGTATTTTTAAAACATAAATTAGATTCTAAAAGTATTACTGAGGCAGAGCATAAAAGTAGAGTAGATGAAGAATATACAAAAATTGTAGAACAATATGCTAATGCAGAGGAAGAATTAATTAAAGCTAGATACCATTGGTCAAATTTATCTCAGTACCTAAGTATGAAGCAATCAGAGATAAAACGAGATTTAGCTTTAGCAGGTAAAGTTTAAATGAATTCTACTAGCGATATAACGATTTGCTCCCAATATATGAGTTTAGTAGATAGAGCCATCAGCGAGAGTTGGTGGCTCGTTAAAAGAATTTTGGGAAGAATAAAGATAGTTTAATAAACGGCTATCGCTTTGGATTGCCCCAAAATAACTAGGGTGGATTTAATCTCTCTCTTTACCACCCTAGTTTCTAGTAATATCAAAATGTTTTATATCTGTATCTTCGTGAATTCCTGTATAAGAATATTCATAATTGACTAAATCAACATCATTTCTTCTTTTAACTTCTTCAATCATTTCATTAACTTTTGTGAAGTATGGGTAAGTATCTATAAATCTAAAGTTGACAAAAGAACCATAAGGATTGTTATGGGTTTCTAATTGTAGTTCTAAATCTGTTATTACTGCATCAACTTTTAATTTGTCCATTTGGACATCATACTACTTTTTCTTAAATGCTGATACACCTTTTATACCTAGTACAGAACTGTAACCACCAATAATTAAACCTTGTAACCATAAGGGAAATCTATCAATCTGATCAAAAAAAGCATCTAACTTAGCAATAACATTTGGGTCGTCACTAAAAATTCCATAAGCACAGACTAATAAAGGAATAGAAATTAAAATTAAAACTATTTCGTCTTTCCAATCGTTAGCCTGGTGTTCTTTGATAGTTTTGACCATTTCGATCTCTCCATCAATAACTCTTTGCATTTGTTTTTTTTCTGCAACAGATTCTAATATCTTTGTTTCTTTTTTGTTTTTATAAATTTCTGCACCTGTTTTAAGTCCAAACTTTACTAAAGATAGCCACATATTAATCTCCTAATAATTCTTTTTGCAATTCGCAATAATGTATAATTTTATCTAAATCTTCTTTACCATTTTTTCTGTCAAAACGACAGATATACTTCACAACACAACCTTGTATAAAAGATAGCTTATTCTTAGTTATAAACTCAATAGGCTGTATTTTAAAATTTTTGTAATGGTTGCCACCTATTTGTTTGTCAGTAGCTTTCTCTGTGGCTCTGTGTGGCTTTTTAAGGCTCATTTATAAGAGTTTACCTATCCATTTACCAGATTTGTCTTTTATAAAAGGTTCTATGATTGGTAGTCCATTATGTATAACAGAACAACCTATAATTGGTCTAGCTTTTTGTAATTTATTGTATCTAAATGCAAGTGATTTAGA